AGATCTTCTTCATCTATCGCTTCAAATTGCGGATCAACAACTTCATCTATATCATTGGCCATAGAATCCTGGTCTCATTAGTTCTGATAAGTTTTTGAGTGTTGGTTCGTTTTTATATTTAGCTTGTTTTACGCTTTGTTTTTCTTCTTCAGTTAAGATAGGAGCATCAGGAAGTATTTCATTCATTAAGTCGTTGACTCTATCTGATGACCATTTACTTAAATCTATAGTTCCTTCGACTAACATTTCAATTATAAAATCCCTAGTAGCTGGACCTGACGTTGTTTCAGCTGCTTGAACTATCATTTTTAGATCATTTACATTTCTGTTTTTTATGTAGTTAGCAAGTACTGGAGTCGCATCTTTTCTGAATTTATTTAGCCTGGTAGTAACTCCTTTGAATACTTGTTGAACAGTATCAGCTCCCATTTGGAAACTTTCACCTATCTGACTGTTGATATGTATTGAGGCTAATGCCACTCTATCCCAATCTATTTTACCACTAGTTGATTTTGGCGTGATTCCATAACCTTCTGCACTAGTAGGATGAGTGACTATAAATTCGTAAGCACTGGCTAATTCACCAAACTCAATACCGTTTTCTTTATGGTAATTAAATATCTCTTCACCCTTACCATTAGGTACATAATCAATATTAAGATTGTCAGTATTCTTACCAATCTTACCTAACATACGTGTAGATCCATTGAAGCCACTGTATTCCATAGTAATCTGATCTGCTTTAGATAAGTAGAGATCAGCTAAATCCATAGAAGCACTTTTAGGTGGTGGTGCCATACCATGTGCTTTGGCTATCCGTTCTATAATCTGATGTTTAGTTACGCTTCCCTTTGGTTGAGATTTATAGATGGTGTTTACTTCTTGAGGATAGGTAAGATTATTAGGATCAGCTAAGTTATTTGTATATACCTCTTCTAATCTCTCTTTAGTCATAATCTTATCTATATTCTCAGGTGTGAATAAGGAGTTGACATCTCTATTCCGTCTTAGTACACCGTTGATTCTTTTATTAATTTTATTCTTTTGGGTGACGCGATTCGTAGCTGCTGATAGATCTACAGGACTGGCGTTAAATCCAGGTACTTTGAAACCTTTTTGGAAATCTACATTCGCACGGTTCTTAACGAAGCCATCAAACCACTCTTCAGCTACTTGACGTGCGTATCCAGATGGGTTTTTCTCATCAGCATTTATAGCTGCTGTTAATGCGTTGTTATAGATTTGACCTACTAGGTAATCTGCCATAGCACCTTCATTGCCTTCACCTTCATTAAACCTCAATCTGCTACGTTTAGAAGCTACGATACCTCTTAGATATTCTGTATCTTTCTTCTTATGTTTAGAAACTAGATCATCTATTATTTTAGCTTTTGATCTATATTCCTCTATCAGTTCTGCATCTCCTATAGCCATCAACTCGGGTGTAGTTAATTCATTCTTCTTGATCATATCATCGATTTTTGCCCTTAGGTTTCCTTGTTCTATAGCACCTGGAGATTGATTCTCGATAAATTTATTTAACAGGGTTGGCTCCATTCCGAAGAAATCTTCATTTTGAAGTAGCTCAGTTTTCTTCGACTGTAAATATACAGAGTCCACCTGCAGCCCATCTTTTATTCGTTGCCGTATCTCCTCACCTATCTTGATTTGTGCATCCTGAAAGGCTGCTTTCTTTTTATCATCAGCAGCATCTTGTTGAGCTACTATAGCTTTATCCATATGCTGCTTCATCTCTAAATACCTTTTAGGTATCTTATCTTTAAGCATTACAAACTTACCTGAACCAGGTGGGTCTTCGATTTGAGTCTTCATAGAGAACTCAAACTCATCAGGTTGTAACCTACCTAAATCCATTTCCTTCTTCACAAGCTCCATGGCTTTATCATGAGCACCTGTTCTGGTGAAACCTCTAGGTGGTTGTGCCTTTGGATTAGTAGTTGCTTGTAAGCTTGATAGTAAAGTTACATAGCTCTTCTTTACAGTGAATTCTTGAGTAGCTTGTTGTACATCTAAAGTACCTTGTTCAATAGCAAATTCTTCCGAATCAAGTTTAGCCGCTGCGTTGTGTGCATTAATAGCACTTTCAAACATCCCACCTTTTTCAGCTAGTAGAGCTTTGCTATAGTAAATCTTATTATCTATTATATATTTTTTTAGTAAAGCACTTCTAGCTGCTTCTTTCTGTCTAGGTGTTTCAGCTGTTTTAGGTGTAAATTCTACACCATTGAGCATTAGTTTTTCTGTATCATTAGACAACATCTCACCATTCAGCCAAGCTGGATACTCCTTACCAAGCAAGGCTGCTTCAGTAGAAGCTGCTGTATAAGAAGCATCTCCACCTGTATTTCTAATTTGTGTTACTTCTTCTTGGCTACCACCATTAGATGCGTGCTTACTAGCAAGCTCTTCACTTTTTCTTCTATTCTTCTCTACCTGTTTTACACCTTCTTCGTGCTCTTTAGCTTCTTCCTCAGTTAAGAGTGGTTTACCATACTTTTGATTAAGTCCAAGTGCTTCGACAAACTCTTGACCTTTTGCTTCAGCATCGGCTCGTTTTTGGGCTATCTCTTTATCTTGCTCAAGCTTCTCTCCTAGTTTTGAGGAGAATGCTTTTGCAGATTCAAAGAGTTCATTCTGTCGTTTAATAGCTGCTTCAGTTCTTCTACGGTCATACTCTCCAGCTTTTGTTAAGTTATTGATTTCGCTGCTTTGCCAGCTATCTATGATTTCATTGTAAGTCATAATTATTTTAGGTAATCAGTTTTACGATTAGGATCTATCTTATTTCGAGATAAGTTATCTCTGTTCATTTTTTGACCTAAATAACTAGTACCAAAATCTAAAGCAGTATCTAAGAAGCTCGGACCTTTTGTATATCCAGGGTGAGGGGGTAGATGCCTACCACCAGGTCGTGCAGCATTGACACTTCTATCCCAGTCATAGTCAGCTTGCTTGATTTGTCGTTCAGCTATATTTTCTAATAAAGCGGCTCTAGATTGTTTACCTGCGAGTTTTTGTGCCAGTTCTACACGCTCTCCAGTTTGGCTTAATAACACCTGTCTGTTAGTAGCCTTTAGTCCAGCTCTTCGACCACTTTGTTCGGAATAACCTCCTTTTATATAAGCTACATCGTATTGCCTCATTTGATTAACAGTACTTTTTTTTACACTATCAACTTCATATTGAATTTCAGCTATACGATCTAGTGCTTTATTTTTTTCTCTATCAGCAATGATAGCTTTATCTTCAGCTGAGTTGCGCCATTTGTTTTCAATGGCCATCCCTTCGATGATGTGCTGATTGATAGCTGTTTGGTGATCTCTATCAGCTTGTGCATTAGCTTTTTTTGCTGCCATAGAGCCTTTTATGTGGTTAAGGCCCGCGCTAATTAATAAACTCCACATTGTATTTTACAGAATTCTAGAAATGGTAAATTATTGGGACCATAGTTCAGTTCTCTTAGAAATTTAAATCCCAACATTCTAAGGAGTCGTATGTGTACAGTGTTACGTTTATCGACGATGTTCCAGTACAAACCATCAGGTTGACTAAATAGCCATCGTCTTACGTCTTTAACAAAAGTTCTAGGATGATCTGTACAAGCTGGAGTAGATAACATCCAGACTCTACCATCCTCTACACCAATCATAGCGGCAATCTTGCCGTCGCTAGTGTAGATAGCATCAGTATGTTTTTGAGTAATTGCCCCTAAGACAATAGTCCAAGTACTATCGATGCCATGTCCTTCAAAGACTTCTTGGTGATCAGCTTTTGTTAAATTAGAGGCCACTTCATAAGCAGCCTCTGTAGTGATTGGGTGAATTCGTTTATGCACGTCTATAATATTTAGGGTTGTAATCTCCTTCCCAATTTAACGAATAAAGTGTAGCGGGAGTTGCATGTGATGATTTAAGTTGTACAGTTAAATGTTTAGTGTTTTCATATACAGGAATAGTATGAACATATTCGTCAGCTATAGAGACAGTGTTGGCTTGTACTCGGTCCCATTCAAGAGATTCATATTCTTCGGTATAATCAGTTCTACCTCTTCTTTTTAAAGTAGTTTTTATCACACCTACAGCACCGAATGAAAACTTTAATCTATGAATTACTAAGGAAGATCGAGTATCCATCCTAACCTCACCACCTGTAATATTTGCAACATAGAGTTTAGGTAACTCAACTAACCACTCAAACACATATCCTAGTATCAACTTAGCACCTGTCCAGTTACCCTCTACTTCCAAATCGCCATTTGCATTTGTACTTACTAAACCATACCGACCTAAATCAGCACCAGTATTATTATTAAATACAGCTAGTTGTTTACTAGTTTCGTAGTACCCTGTTGGTTTAGGGAATACAGTTTTATTAGTAGTTGAGTTGTAGGTGCTAGTAGCTAGTGCTGCTACTTCGCTATGTGTATCTAGGTGAATGGTATTGGTATCTATAACAGTAGTATCAGTCTGCTTTTTAACGTCATAAGCTTCTAATGTATAATGTGGACCATGCTTTAAAACAGCATAATAAACATCGTCTAAGATTACATGATGCTTTAATATACCGGGTAATTCCCATCTAAACCAAGCTGATTGTATACGCCTTTCACCATTACTAAAGTATCTATAGCCCCATACATCTGTTGCTGTACCTGTTTTTGTAGATCCAAATAGAATTAAACCATTCTCTTTAGATACGGTTACTTCTGATATACCAATAGGTAGCTTCTTACTTACAACTTTACTTTGTTCAGTTACAGTAGGTTCACCTTCTCTACGTACCTCTGATATTTCAAAGAACCTTGCATTCTGTCCAGTACTGTTTATAAAACCATTAGTCATACCTAATGAGAAAGGTACAACGTCAGGGTTATAGTTATAAGATGCTAAGTAGTTTACTTTAGCTGTTGTAGGAGTTAATGCATCACTATCTGTAGTCAACATAAATTGCTGATTAGAACTGTGAAGTAGTAGCCCACTATTAACCTCTATACCATCATATAAAACAGTAGGGTATAGGGAACTAGATTTTATATCTATAGGATCAGTAGGACTTACGGTTTGAGCACTTTTAGAAAAGAAGTTATAGAAGTCATTTGTTTGAGATAATACAACATTATTCTCAGACAGCATTACTAATCTATTTCTAAAGAATAACAGCTTTGAAATTTTCTTCCCAATAAATGACGGCTTAGGGTTTGTCTCTTCGTCTCCTACATTTCTAGTAATCCAAGGCGGTTTAGAAAGTCGGAATATACCATTAGGAAAATGAGCAGGATTAGCACCATTTATTCCCCATGCACCCTGCGTTAATGTTTGAGCATTATTACCATAACCTGTTAAATTAATAGCTGTTCCTGCTGTAGCATTTGCAGCTGTTGTAGCAAGTTTTATAGAAGTATTACCTATTACAATAGCATAATAACTAGTGTTATCTGCTAAGCCAGCTATGGTTGTACCGCCTTTATTTTCATAATAAACAGCATCACCCGTAGATAGTCCGTGTTCAGAGATTGATATAGTATCATCAGTTATATTAACACTTGATGTACCAATTACATATTGAGTACTAGGTGCTCCTCTCTCTAATCTAATAGGTAAGGTATCTCCATCCAGTGTAGTTTTAATACCAGGTTGAACTGTCTCTTCCCATACACCTGTACCAAAACGATCCTGTGTTTCACCAGTACCAACATTATCTACATGGAATCGTAAGTAGTAATCATCTTCATCAGCTTCTGAAGCATTAGCTACCTTAACAACATAGTTATGCCTACATGAAGCTGGTAAATCACCTGGAGTATTAGTCTCAGATGTGGTTATATTCATCAACCCCATCTCAGGAGTAGTTATATTAAATGCAGCTGTATGTTTTATATGTAGACAATTACCTACGATTGTCGTAGTCATCCCTGATGGCTTTAAGTTATCTAAGGCAGTCTTCATGCCACCTAAGATACCAGCTGCAGTTATAGAAGTATCTGCATTAGCAGCAGTAGGTGCAGGTCTAACTCTACAAGTACGTTTACCGTTGCCATCGTATGGACCTTGAGCACCAGTTAGACTGGCTCGTGATCTGATTGTTGTATGGGATTTAACTTCTACTGTACCTGTAGCACCCTTCTGCATAGTGAAGTTTTGTTGATCAGTCGTTTCAAAGCCTTCACCACCAAATTCTAAAATACAAAATGCTTGGTAAGAGTTGTCATAGTTTGGGTGATTAGATGTACTACCACCACCTTCTGCTATTGGTTGGCATCTAAGATCAATCTCATAACATAAGTTATTAGCACCTCTTATAGATTCCCTAGATGCTCTTCTACATTGACCATCGTTGGTATCTAAACTACCTATACCTTGATGTACAGCAAGAGCTGTAGCCCTTTTAGTTTCAGTAACTGTTGTGTCATCAGGATCGCATAAATCTAAAGCATACTGTTTCCCATAAGCAACAGTTTTTATTTCAATTATAGCTTCGTGTACTTCTGCTGCAGATTCAGTAGCAGCCATAGCAGTGGTCTTTGTTCTGTTAGTTAGGAACGTGTTGTAGTTGACAACTAAAGATTGTATATCTGTTGGTTTAGTCCATCCTGATAAATATGTAGAAAGATTAGTACCAGCTACATTTGCATAATCTACAGGTATCGTAGCACCGTCTTTAGCTCTCCATATGTTAATCTGACCAGATGGATTTACATACCCTATATACTGATTAGTATCATCTTCATAAATATTAAACCAACTATGCTCTGAAGAACTTATAGGACTTAGTTGTGATATTAATTTACCACCAGGTCTTTTCTTTAAACCGTGAGTAACATCAGGCAGTCCATTCTTTAGATCAACTACTTGACCTGCTGTTTTCAGTTCATCTGGCTGGTCTGATATGCCTAAAATATAGTTAGGTATTGTTTGAGTTATACCTGCCATTATCTTGATAATGCAAAGAAAGGTTTATAAGTATTGAATGATGATTCATGTGGGAATCCTAAGTAGTTATGATCTCCTTGATTACATTCATACTCCACACAAGCTGCCCTAGCAGATTGCTCTTGTGTTTGTAGTAACTGTACTAATTGAGCATTAGTTACCATTTGCGTTGCAGCTCTACCTGCAGCTTTATAAGTTACATATCTTTTAAAGATAGATGGGATATCGTCAAAAGCAAATAGCCATACAATATCTACGCTATATTCTTGACCTGCTATCCATATATCTGTATGATTTACTTTATCGTATAAACGTCCATTTCTTCTTACTACATCGTGGTGTTTATTTTGTGGATCTGATAAATCCATCCTAAGTGCATTACTATCAAATGTTAGATAGCCATTTTCATCAGCTGTTTTGGGACGATGATCTTCTGTATTAAAATGCCATCCTTCATTCTGTACATCTACATTAGATTCCTTCAATAGGTTATGTATGAATGCAATCTCAGGGTTATCATAAGTAGATATTGAATTACTGCCTACAGTGTGTGTTCCTAGAGTGGTTACTGGGGATTGTCCAATCGCTCCCAGTATTGTATTTACTGCGGATAGTTCTGTATCGGTATCTGTTGTATTGGGAGCTGACATAAGTTATATGAATAAAAAAAAGGAGGACCGAAGTCCCCCTTTATGTGAATAAAAAAATATATTACCAAGCGTGTGTATTAGAGCCAGATGTAAGTGGAGCTGCACCAGCAATAAGTTCTACACAAGCAGCAGGGTTTAGGTAGTCAGCACCCATAGCCAAACGGCCAAGGATAACATCACCTTGATAAACCACTGATACATCGCCAGAAGTTACTTGAACCTGTGGTCCAATAGCTTCAACTACAGCAGCAGCTTCCTTCTGGAATATTAATCCACAAGAATGTGCGAATCTTTCATCAGCACCATAGTCGTTACGTGAACCATAGTTGTTACCAGATACAGCATTATCGTCAGCCATATCTTCCTGTACAAATGTACCTAAGTTTCCAGGTGAATCTTCACCAGGGTCAGCTGCACCAGCGGTGCCTCCTAACTTAGTACCAAAGTTGCCAAAGAATGGAATGTTCATTGACTTGTAGATCTTGATGCCTGCAATTTCAATGATGCCACTACCAGACTGTAAGGCTGTACCTTGTACGTCACGGTTGATTAGATGATTAGTATTAACGTTCTGAATAAGAGTGTAGTACTGTCTTGGGTTAAGAACAGCTACTCTTCCCTGACTGCTAACACCCTTTTCATCTAGGGCTGCAGCTGCATCATAGAAAGCATCTACTAGCAGACCTGAATCGTATGCGTTCTTAGCTTCGTTAGTAGTACCAATACGAATCTGTGATCCACCTGGTTCTGCATAACCAGTTTTATTTAGAGGAGACGCTGCACGAGCACCACGAGTGATCGCTCTAAAGATCTTACGGTCGTAGGTTTGTGCTAAAGCGTAACCAATTTTTCTTGAGATTTCTCCTCTCAATTCGTAGTGAGCAAGTGTCTCGTCTAACTCGTAAACGAACGCTGAACTAATTAATAGGTCATCGCATGTCACTGTCTTCTCAGCTACTGGAGGCGCATTGTCAGCGTTACCTAAGATGGACTGACCTGGAATGTGGTACTCAGCCTTCGTTCTACCTGTGTAGATGAACTGCAGAGACTTACCATTCTTAAGGGTTCTCTTTGTAACTAGATCACGCGCAATAGCTTCATGTTGGAAACCTTTAAATAACTCCCCACTAAATAGTTCGAGGTAAAGGTCTCTGTTGTTGGACGCATTATATGAACCATTGTCACCACCATTTCTACCTATAAAATTGGTAGGGGCGGTGCTATGCGTACTTTGTTGTTCGCCTGCCATTTGTCTTTAATTTAAAATGTATTGAATGTATATTTACCCTTGCTAGCAAATTAAAACGTTTATTTTTTGTGGTCTATCCCACCGTCTAGACGGCTAATGGGTATCCGCGTACGGGCCAAAAGCCAAATTACAAAGAGGTCCGACACTGAGGTGCCTCTTTGCTATGGAAGTTCACATGAAGAATTTCCACGTGTAAAAAAAAGGCTAGAGCTAAAAACACTACTAGCCATAATTCATTAATTTTGTTGATCTTCTTCATCAACACCTGGAGGTTGATACTCTGCTGGGAGGGTATCTACCTTATCTTTCTTGTTAGGTTCTTGACCTAACCAAGTAACTGAAGCGGGAGAGTGAGAGCTTTGCTGAGACATTACTCAGACTCCTCTTTCTTCTCCTCCTCTTCAGCTGGTTTCTCCCAGCGTCTTGCTGGTCTTGTATCTGGTTCCATTAGAAAGAATACTTAGCTCCTAGTTTTGTACCGTATGTGTTGTCAGCATCTTCCACTTGTGAGAAAGATACTTCACCATAGACACCAAGTTTATCTGTAGCAGAGATACTGCCACCAAGCTTGCCAGAGAAATTAGACTCAGAATCAACCCCATCAGCAGCATTAATTGTCTTACCGCCTTGGATATAATATGCAAGATCTCCGAGATTGTTTTCATAACCTATGTGTAGGTCTGTAGCTCTTGATGTGTAATCTGAACCAGTGTAGTTAGCATTGGATTCTACGTTTACATATGGTCCAGCCATTGCAGGTGTAGAAGCTAGAGTGGTCGCTAGGACAAGTGCAAGTTTTTTCATTTAATTTTTGTAAGATTTGTAGTAAGTGATGCCACGATATTTAAGTTTCATTTCTCTTTCTAAAATGTTCTGCTCTTTGATTCGAGCTTGTAGTTCTAGTTGAGTCATAGTAAACCTCAATACCTAAGCCCCGTTCCATGCTTAGGTTTCATGCGTCCCAATAGGATGAACGGACGTGGCTATTTAACCAACAGAAGGAGCTGCTAGAGCTACCTCTGTGGTGTCGATTGACGCTAGGTCAAGTGGGAAATTATGTGCGTTCCTTTCATGCATAACCTCGAAACCAAGGTTAGCTCTGTTTAATACGTCAGCCCATGTAGGTACGACTTGACCTCCAGAGGCTACGATGGATTGGTTGAAGTTGAACCCATTGAGATTAAAAGCCATAGTGGAGATTCCCATACTGGTAAGCCATATGCAAGTGACGGGCCAAGCAGTTGTTTCACGAATAAGCGAGGAAGTAACGAGACTTCCGTGCATAGCAGAGAATAAAGCTCCACCGAATACCCCTGCAACGCCGAGCATGTGGAAAGGATGCATAAGAATATTATGTTCTGCCTGAAAGACAAACATAAAATTGAAAGTCCCTGAAATACCAAGAGGCATACCATCACTGAAACTCCCTTGTCCAAATGGATACACGAGGAAGACAGAGAATGCT